AGAACACTTGGCGCAAGTGTCGGTCGCCATGATCAGGGAGTTGGCAGCATATGATTTTGGACTTTTTGAGGCCAACTTGACTTTGCTGCGGCGCCTGTTCAGGCAAGTAGGTGTTCGCGACCCGACGAATGGCATTGGTGCAGAATATGCATACACCATTGCCCGTGGGTGGTACCGAGGATACACACCAGTTTGGAGTATTGACGAGTAAGTGGCGTGATGTGGCTATTATCTTTTGAATCATCGCATCAATTAATAATATTTTTGATTTCACTCCGGTGCAGCGTTTTCTGCTCATTAACACATATGGATAAATTAAATGATAATAACTCTGGAGCCGTTACATATGGTTCCGCAACTCATAACGTAGATGATTTACAGCCTAGCCATGACATTGAAATTCATCAGGAGACTGTTTTCCATGATGGTGGCGTGGTTGGCGAGATACCTGGTGCTGCTCATCCACCCTATCGTAGTGGTGCTATGCGCAATGATATTAGGGATTATTTTTCTCGACCTATGGCTGTCAAGAATGGCACCATAGCTAATGCTGCCTATGGTAATTTGTACACCAAGGTTTTGGCCACGAATGATACTAATTACTTTTCTAATTCTGGCTTTATTGGCAATATGGCTGGTGTTATTGGTTTTAGGGCCACTTTTTGTTTTAAATTAGAGATTTCTGCAACTCCTCAGGCTGCGGGTATTTTTAAGTTGGGAGTTGCTCCTATGGATTACACCGGACTTGCTTTTAATCCCATAAATTATCCCACCGCGTATTGTACTTTGCCTTCCGCAGAAATTAATTTGGCAGACACCAGTTCTTGCACCCTTAAGTATCCATTTACTTGGGATACCGATTACTTATTGGTTAATAATTCCAGGACTTATTGTCAACTTGGTTTGGTGGCTTATACCCCTTTTCAGGCTGATATTACTGCTGGTTTGAGTACAACATATCAAATTCATTTTTGGTTGGAGGATGTTGAGCTTATTGGCCCTGGTACTTCTTTTACCAGTGTCGTTGTTCCGCAGATGGCTGGCCAAGGTGAGTTTAAAGCTGCTGGTCCCGTTTCTAAGATGATGAGTTTGGCCAATTTGATAACTAATAAAGTTGGTACTTATGTACCTTCATTACTTTCTTATACCAGACCCTTATCTTGGGTTTTTAGCGGTGTCGGTACAATAGCATCTCAGTTTGGTTGGTCCAGGCCAAATGATGGTGGCATGGCTATAATGAGCGCTTCTGTGGGCCGTGGTATTAATAATGTGACTGGTATGGAACATGCACAGGAGTTTGGTATGTACCAGAACAATGAGGTTGGTGTTGTTTCGCATTTTGCTGCTAAGGATTATGACGAGATGTCCATTTGTGGGCTTACGTGCATTCCTTGTGCTATTGCGCAGGTTCAGTTAAACGGTGCCACCGACGTTTCTGGTCAATATAAGTG